TTGTTTTTGGACCGGGGTTATCACAGTTGTGACGCGCCCTGAAGTTTTTCCTGCGGCCCTTCTGCGTCTTCTTAATGGTCATAGACGGATCGCCAAAGGTCACACGCTTAATCTTATCACCGTCCGTGACATATACCACGGACTTCTTCTTGCCGTAAGAAGTTTCGCCCTTGGCAATGCGGCGTGGGTTGTTGAGCTTTACGCTCTTACCTTTGTAGGTTGCCATTATTTTGGACCTCCCAGAGCTGCGGGGCTAAGTGGCCCATCCACTGCAAAGTCAGCCTTTTGCTGTTTAGTCAAATTTTTCCACGGGACATTGTTAAAGCCAGTTGGTCTTGTCTCGTTAAATTTAACAGCAATTTCACCGCGCTCATTCCCTGACAATTCAGACCATCTGCTTAAAGCATCGGATTGCGCGATTGTTTTTGCCTCACGGTCATCAGAAATTTTCTGCATTTTTGGCAATGCTCTTTTAATTTGGCTTTGCACTTCCGCAACGAGTGACTCTGCACTTACATTACCGTCATCAATTATAGTTAAAAAATCATCAGTGGCCTTTCGTCTGTCGCCAGTGCCGTGGTCTGAAAGTCTAAAGCCAACGCGAACATTCGTGCGATTGGGGCCAGAAATACGGCCAGAAACGTAGGTACTATTGCCGTATGACGTTGGATAATTTGACACGTCAAAATTAACGCCAAATTGTTTTGACAATTTATTGGCAGCATCTTGTGCTTTTAACGTAGGCATCACAGGCACAGCCTCCTGCGCGTCCTTGGCGAGTTCAATTTTGACGTTATTAGCATCGCGTGGATCGATTAGCCTTTGACGCACTGCGGTATCCATAACGGACGCCAGTTCCTCTGGAGAGGAGTCTTGGAGCGCGTCCATTTTCACGCCAAGTTTTTCTGCTAACTCAACAATACCGTCCGTACCCCTAGCGGCGGAGCCAAACAACTCACGCCCCAAAGACATTACAAATTTACCTAACGCGCCAAAACCCATTACTTTTTGGCTTTAGCAAACTTTTTAGCAGTATCCGACAGACCACTCATGTGAACCAGAAACTTGCTGGAGGCAGTGTGCTTTGCGCCAGACATAACCTTGCCCTTGGCGTCCTTGTGGGTAGCGCCCTTATGCTCTTTGCCGTTCTTGAAATAATGCTTAACACCTTTAGCCATTACGCTGTTCCCTCTATGATTTCGTCTTCAATTTGCTGCTCTATGGCTTCGTCTTCAAGATATTCCTGCATGGCGTTGTGCGCTACAAGTTGTTCTTTCAACATTTCTACATGCAAAGAATCAATCTGGTCTTGCTTGATGATACCCATTACGCTCTCCTTTTCTTCATTGGTTTCCTTGCGGTCTTGGCCGCAGCTTTAAATGCGCCTTTAGCTGGAGCGCCCTTCGCGCCAACCTTACGCATAGTTTCGCCAGAACCAGCCTTGATGCGCTTTTTCTTTGCCGCAATGTTTGCGTATAGTCCCGGTGGTTTAGCCATTATATTGCTCCTTCGCTTTCTTCATTCATGTTATTAAGTACGCCAAGAGATGGAACCAATGCAGCAAGCATCCATGAAGGAATATTAGCCTTTCTTGCCGCAGTAATCATTTGGCTAGTAATCTTTCCACCAGACAAAAGCTCTTGTGCATATTGCAATGAAGCTCTGCGGCCACCCCTGCGCTCAAGCTCTGTGAATGTTGAAATAATCTCATCCAATTGATCATCGACAAGCTGCTTGGCTTTTTTAGGGCTACTTTCCAGCACTTTGTAATCTGCGCTGTTCATCACTAAATTACCGCCAGTGCCAGCCTCGCGTCGAAGAGCGGCATTGTCACGATACAACAGGTTTGCTGGTATGCCACGACTACCATCAAGAAAGCTCTGAGAACCTCCGACCTTATCAACACCAGTGTCATATGTTGTGGAGTTTTGCGCTGTGGTTGGGAAAGACCCTTTATCCAAGTCTGGAACAAAACCACGATAGCCAGTTGTACCCCAGTCCATGCCAATTTGTTCTGCGTCTGCTAGTGCAAGCCTTGTTTGGCCAACGCTTGGGATACCCATCTTTTGTAGTCCAGCTTTGTCCATCCCTTTTAAGAAAGCAGCTCTTAGCGTTCCCGTTGGCAAAGTTTTTAGAAAGTCTAACACAGAATTAGGATCAGCAACTGTTGTGAAACTTTGGAACGGGTATATTGTTCGACCAACCATTTTCTCAGTGCCATCTGGGTTTTTAACTTTTACTTTTATTGGCATTCCCATGCCACGGATGGCTTCATCTATTTTAGGTATATCTTTTGTATCAAGTGGCATATTGCCTTGATTTCTAAGCATCTGGCCAAACAGCTCTCCAGTATGCATTGCAAAGTCACCTGATTTTTCACCCATCATTACGCTAGTGTAATATGGGTCTTCAGTTCTTAGAGCCTCGTTTAACTTGCTGCTTGTTGCACCTTCGGCCCCAGCGTACCCTTGGCCCGGCACATCTGTATATTCAAAACCAGCCATAGAATCCACTGGCTCTGACAAGGTTCTGCCTTGAAGATTTGTGACTGTGTGCCTGCCAGTAGGATCACCAACAATACTCATAAGAGTTTTGCCTTTGAGATCACTAATGGTTATTTGCTCTGGCGGCACTGTCTCGTTTGATAAAAAGCCTTGGCTAGAGTGATTTCTCAAAAGGTTTTTTTGTTCGCTTTTTATATTAGAAAAAGCGCCAGCTTCTGGAATGTATGATTGGCCAGCTACTTCACGGGCAGATGGTATATCAGATATTCTGTCAGCAATTTGAGCGCCATCTCTGTTGTAATTCAAAAGATTCTTCAAAGCGCCGAAAGCGTCCCCAGCAACATCAACAGCAACATCAACAGCTTCGCCGCCTACTGCTCTAGCCCCCTCAACAATTGCTTTGATTAAACCCATTACGCTGTCGCCTTTTTCTTGCCATATCCAGACGCATAAACAGCGCGGCCCTGCTTGGCTGCTTCGGCCTTGGTCTTGTAGACCTTGCCCTTGCTGCCCCAGCGGTAGCCGCCCTTAACCTTCATCACGGGCATATCAGCCTCCCAGAAGTTTGTTCATCATTTCGTGTACGTTGCCGCCGTCGAGCTTCATGACTTTGACTTTGACATCCTTGCCGTGTGGCATCTCCATCATCTCTTCGTCATCGTCATACATCTCATCGTCTTCGTACATTTCGTCATCGCCCATGCCGTGGTGGCACAAGAGCAGGAAGTTGACCAATTGCTCATCGGTCATGTCCAAGCCATCTGCATCGTGGCTGAAACCCATTTTGCTCATAAACAAAGTGGCGTTGTCTTCCATGTTTTCTACATTTACTTCAGCCATATCAGCCTCCCTTATCGGCGCATTTGTGGGCGCGGTGATTGCATTGGCGCAGTTGGACGTGCCTGTGGGCGTGTTAATTCTGGACGTGCCTGTGGGCGCATTTGAGGTGTATCTGGAGCCAGACGCGGTAGAGCCTGCTGTTCTTCCATCAGACGCTTGAAGTAGGCTTCCTGTTCCATCAACTCACGTTCTGCTGGTGTCGTAGTTGAGCCAGAAGATTCCATCATAAGTTGATCTGGGGTAATATCGCCTCTCTGTACAGCCGCAGCATACTCCGCTGAGGTCATTTGCTCAATGTCACCATCAACTTGGTATGAACGATTCATTTCGCCCTCACGCACTGCTGATCCCGGATCCATTGGCGTCTTTGGCATGCTGCCGACAACCGCCTCAAACATCTCGCGCTCAATATCAGTAAGTTCGTCACCAGCTTGGATGCGCTGGCCAATCATCATCAATTCATTCGCAGATTCCTCATCCATATCACCGGGGCGAATGTTTTGAAGAAACCTCATAACCAATTGGTAGTCTGGGTTTTCATTTATATTAGGCATTACGGCCTCCTGTTCTATTACTAATTTGCGGTTACCTTAACATCAATTGATTAATTTGCTACCTAATAGATGGCTTTTGGAGATGGTCTTGGACTAGCAAGCCTTTTTTGTCTGTCTCTGTATATCCGAAACGATTCATCAATTTGGTCTATGGTTATGTTGGGCATTGACCTTACTAATTCTGGTAGGAAGTTATCTTGCCAATACTGATACATCGGGCCTGCGTAAAGTATTGCGTTTTCGTCTAAATTTTTATTTTCTGGTATGGGTTCCACATCAACTTGCGGTATGACCACCTTACCCTCATCGTTATCATCGGTGGCTGAATATGGATCATATACACCACTGCCCAATCCGCCAAGGCTGGGGTCCAGCAGTGGGTCTTGGCTGTCGTTACCATCGGATTGCTCTGCGTTTACGACAGGGGCAGTAGGCTCTTCTATATAAGGCATAAACGTACCGTTTTTATTATACCCTAAGTAGGTGTTGCCATCTTCACTCATTTCTGGCGTTGCGCCACCATCCAATGCAGCTTGATGCTGATCCATATTTGCGCGTCTGGCGTTAATGCCGCCCCCAAGCATTTTATCGGCAACGTAACCACCAATCGGAGGTAAGACCAATCCCGCTGCAAAAGAGCCAAAGTATTCTGCATCGGATGGCGCGATATTCTGAAGCTGCGACTGGCGTATCTTAAACTTTTTCAGTGCAAGGGTATAATCTTCGTCGGACATTCCACCTTGCTCTAGTGGGGCGTTGTTGCTGAAATCATCAGCTACGCCGTAGATGCGATCAGGCCGACCAGTAAGTTTGTTTGTAGCGTAGCCACCGCCAGTGAGTGACCGCCCAGTTTTTTGGTCGATCAGGTTTCCGCCAATGTATTTCGCCCCATCAAATGGCGTAAGAATATTAGCTAATATTTCTTTGGCAGTGTTTTCTTGTGTAAATTTGTCCTGTTGCGTAGGGTTAAATATTCTGTTGTCGCTGTTAGTGTTAGTAACATTAATATTAGATTTGTCTGGTATATTCGTAAAAGCGCCTGCTTCATCTTTAACTTTTGTGTATTTGCCTTCACCCTGTGAGGTATTCATTAAGACACCGTCTTGGTATCTCATATTATCGTCGGGGGTAAAAAAGTTGGCAAGAATTTCTTTTAAACTATTGCCAGACTCCGCTGTGCTGTCATTACCCGGGGTATTAGCTGAACCAACGCTATCAAACCCACCGCCACAAACTCCACCCATTTTAAAACTCCATTTTATAATTAAAGCCAATAGTTGGGCCACCAACATTGGTATCAGAGTATTCTAATCTTCCGCCCCTACCAACATTCATCCCAACAGTGCCAGAATAAAATGGGTCAGAACCAGTTCTTTTCTGGCGGCTTGCATTGAAATCAAACAAGCCCATTCGTGCGCCAACGCCGATCTTAGTAAACGTACCAACATTTGGATTGTTGAAATATTGGTTATATTCTGGAATGCTGACGTTTTGGTTTGATCTTGTCCTGCTACCCATTGCTGATCCCTGTAAATCAACTGGACCCAATGAAGTCTCACCATCAACGCCAACACGGATAGTATTTGCCCTATTGCTTATATCCGCAGGTCCATCTGAATAATTACTTCTCTCATCAGTATATCCAATTGACGGGGTGATTGATCCAAAATCGCCTTGAAATGTTTTATTGATATCAATTTCTGCCTTAGAACGATCAGGTCCAGCATTATATCTGATCCCACCTGAGATCGGAAGGTCTACGTCAACTGGCCGCAGGTTTATATCTGCAAACGCGCCGGGTGTGTAATCGTTTTCCATTAGACCATCCCCACTTGCTGCGGCTGTTGTTGCGGCTGAGGTTGCTGCGGCTGTTGTTGCGGCTGTTGTTGCATCATTGCCCCTAACGCGCCTACCCCAGCGCCTCCTGCGCCCATGCGCTGCTTAATCTCCATGACCTTGTCTATCAGGTACTGGTTCATATCCATAACTGGTTCGCCCTGCGGAGCGCCCTGCGGCCCACCCGCTTGGGGTGTGCCTTCCTGTGGTAACCCGCCAAACGCTTCGGGGTTAATTGGCGGCAAGTTATAGGATTGTGGGGTTTGCATTCTTCATTGCCTCCATCTGGATTTTAGCTGCATTCTTTTCACGCTCTAGCTGCAACTCTGCCTCCAGCTTCATTATCTTGGCCTGCATGTCTTGCTGCGCCTTGGCCGCGTCGATCTCCATGTCCTGACGCGCTTCAGCCTGCTTGATCTCAATGCTTGATCTCGCCTTGGCCTGATCCGCCTCAATCTGCGCCGTTGTACGGGCCTTGAGGGCTTCCGTTTCAAGCTGCGCTAACTGCTGTGCATATTGCAGCGGATTGCCCTGATCTTGGCCCTGCTGTTGGCCACCAGTCAATGCTTGGATTTGCTTCATCTGTGGAGCTGCCTGCACAACTTGCGCGGCCCTCTGGCTGATTAGGCGATCCATCTCTGGGTCAATAGCAGCAAACTTGAAGTCTGGGTCTTTGAAGTTTGGCAGTGCTGGCATTTCGATATTAATGCTGGCCTCCATTCTCTGGCGATACAGAAGCGCAATGTGTTCAGCAATGTGGGCAACCAACACAGGCTGCATAGCCGCCGCACCGGGATTACCCGCCAGTGATGGGTCTTGCAGAAACTGCATGTGAACCGCAATGTGAGATTCGTGATCCTGATCTGGAAAGGCGCGAATTGGCTTGCCATACAGGACGCTCATGTTCTCATCAATCGGGTCCATCTGAACAGCGTCTTCAGGCTTCTTCAGTATTTCATCGATGTTGGGAATGCGGATAGCTTCGTACATCCGCTTGTATGCTTGGTACAGGTCGTGGAACTGCGGCGCTGATCGTGCCATTTCCAAGACAGCTTGGGCCTGCGCGATGCGCTGGGCTGTCGAGAAGATGTTTGGATCAGACACTGGGACAATGTCGATCCTGTCATCAAAGTCGGAACGATAGATAACCGCCGCAGCTCCAGCCTGCGAGAAGCTGAACTCATCGGGGAGATTCTCAGCGTTCAGCCCCGCAAGGAGTTTAAATTCTTGTCCCTGCGCGTAGTGAAGACGCTTGTGGATCGCGCTGAATGCCTTGGAGCCTTGCTCAATTAGGGCAACCGTAGAGCCGACTGGGGCATTGGGATTTACGTCACCAATGTTTAGGTCTGCCGTGCTGGCAAAACGCTGGCCTGCATCGACCATGTAGCCAAGCAGATTAAACAGGGAACCTGACGGCTCCTTAAACGGCAGTGGCATGATGGCTTTGTTCACGTCATCCACGGTGCTGTCGAGGTCAACAAATTCACCGGGGCTGATCTGCATGTCGCCGCCCTGAACACGGCCACGCAGCTTAAAGCCACCCTGCATGTTTGAGAAGGCTGCACTGTCTAGCAATGCGCGCAGCGATCCTGTCGCCGCTTTGCCCAATCCACCGATCATGTGGTACAGGCCGAAACCGTAGAAGCCTAATCCCGGTAGGAACTTGTACGAAACAAACCAATCGCGGCGCTTCTTTTCTTCGTCGTCTTCTTTCCAGTTACGTCGAACTGATACTACGTTCTGGTTTTCATAATCAATTGTGATCACATATGGGATTGCAACTGCGTTGTCATCGTCATCGTCATCGTCCATTTCCTCGCCGTCAATGCCGTCGAACAAATCATAGACGTGCATTTCGAGCAGTGTCATCACGTCATCGTTGCTGTCATCGTACTGATCAACGCCCTCGATTTCACCGATCACATCGCCTGACGGGTCAATGCTATCGCCCGAACCATACGTTGTCGGCAGGTAGTATCCGTTCTTGACGTACCGATTGAAGTCATTCTTCGGCATTCGGATGACGTGGGTGTAGCGTGGGCTGGTGTATAAATCTTTGCTCTCTGGAGCCACGACGAAGTCTTCAGCCTTAACAAACGAACTGCACTGGCGGTCTAGGTTGGCGTCCCACCAAACCTTCTTAAACGTGTGGCCGATCAGCGGAAGGTGAAACAGCATCTGATCCAGATCAGGGAAATACTCAGGCATTTCCTGCGTGATCTGGTAGTTCATAAATTCTCTGACCCTGCGGCCCTGCTCTTCGACTTTCTCATCTGGATCGCCAATGATGACAGATTTGACTGGGCCACCTGACGGGTAAAGCTCTGCGATTGCCTTGGCGTTAAACTGTGTTGCGGCTTCAGCAATCAGTGGGTGGACAACAACAGACAGGCCGCGTGTCGCTCTCTCAGATTCGCCCTCATCCATTCCGCCGTCTGGGTCTAGGGTGCGGAGGCCATCCTTGTAACGCTCCTCCCACTCTGATCTAGCTTCGCGGTCATTCTCGTAAAAACTGACCAGCTCACGCGCCTTTCGGGATAGCTCTTTCTCATCAATTGTCTCTGCGAGATTGATGTCAAATTGAGCGGTGTCAACTTCATCCATCATGTCTAATTCAGGATCACCAATTAAAACATCGCCGTCTGGCAGCTCTTCGATCAGCAGGTCATCGGCTGGTGCGCCTTCGGTGAACGGGATAATATTTGGATCAGCCATACATTGTCATCCTCTTAGATTCGTTTATTTCGTCTTCTTCTGGGTCTTCGCTATGCCCAACGAACCAACCTTTTCGTAATCTTAACCACGCTTGGGTGCATGTGTCTACTACGTCATCATTGGGGTGCGCGGGAAAGGCGGCACATATATCTATTAAATCTTTAGCCCATTTCCTGTTCGATGGATAGAAGATTCTGCCATCTTCCAGCATCGCGCTCGAAGCATGGGCGCGCGCTTCCTTATCACGATCTGGTGAATATGCCAATACTGGAACGCCGGCCATACGCAGGTCTTGCAAGAGGGACTGGCCTGACGCCTTCTTCTCAATCAAGACTGCATCTGGCTCCCATAGGTCGTAGGATTCCTGTGCGATCCTGCGGAGGTCTGGGTAGTTCACTTTGTCGTACCACGCCTCCAGCACAATGGCGCACATGACGCCCTGATGGCGAAACACGCCCCAAGTAGTTCTGGCACTAAAGCTGGAGCTTTCCTTTGCCTCGAAGGCTGTGTCCCATGATTGCAGGACGTATTCGATGTTGTTGGGCATCTCTTCGCTCTCCCAAGGAACCCACCACGATGACTTGAG